CACCGGAACTATGGAAGATTGGAATGCTGCAGAGTATTCTGACATTTTCATGCAAGCAAAAGTTAATTTTGAAGAAAGATCAGAGCTAGTTCAAGTAGTAGCGAGCGCTATTGGTCGTAGACAAGATCAACTTATTCTTGATGCACTTCTAGCAGGTAAAGGCTCTACTATTGCTGCTGGCGGTACAGACTTAACAGTTGCTAAACTTCGCGCTGCTAAGAAAACATTGGATGCAAATAACGTTCCAGCTGAAAACAGACATATTGTTCTTCATGCTAACAACTTATCATCCTTACTTGCAGAAACAGCAGTAACTTCTGCTGACTTCAATACAGTTCGTGCTTTAGTATCTGGTGAGCTTAATACATTTTTAGGCTTTACTTTCCATACTATGGGTACTCGTGCTGAAGGTGGCGTTTCTGTTGATGGCTCTAGCGTTCGTTCTGTACTCGCATTTCATAGAGATGCTATTGGGTATGGCGAAGGCATTGGTCCTAAAACAGAAATCAACTATGTTCCAGAAAAAACATCATTCCTTGTGAATGCTATGTTATCTGCTTGCTCTGTTGCAATTGACGGCGAAGGCATTGTTGAAGTTCTTTCAGATGAATCTTAAATAAGGAGATATAAACATGGCTTACAGTAATGATGGACTAAGCCCAGCTGGCGCTCAAGCAAAAGCTGGTAACGCTCCTCAAATGTGGACATACCAATCAGCAGACGCAATTGCGACTGTGAACACATCGGGGTATTTTAATGACGTATCAAGTTTGCTTAAAGTACATGACTTGATGTACGTTATAGATACAGAAACTCCAACCGCAACATTGGTCGTAGTATTATCCAATGCAGATGGTGTAGTTGATGTATCAGACGGCACTACTGTTTCAGTAGCTGACGCTGACTAAGTAATAGTATTAATGCAGAAGGTGGGGGTTTATACTCTCACCTATTTGCACATTTGGAGAAAGTAAATGGCTTCTGGAGATACATCCCTATCAATATGTTCTGATGCATTATTAATGCTTGGAGCAAGTCCTATATCGTCTTTTACAGAAGGGACAGATGAGGCTAATATATGTAATAGCTTATATCCAGATATTAGAAATAAAACCATAGCAAGTTATCCTTGGTCTTTCTCATTCAAGAAGGTTCAATTAGCTAGGTTAATTACCACACCAACAACAGAATATCAATACGAATATGCACTACCTTCTGACATGATAGGTACACCAAGAGCGGTGTTCATTAGTAGTCAGGCAGGATCAACGCCACAAAGAAACTATAGGTTAATGGGAGGTAAACTATTAACTGACTATACCGAGGTATATGTTGACTACCAATATGCTGTAGAAGAATATGAGATGCCTCATTACTTTGTACAAAATATGAAGTATCAACTAGCATGGCACTTAGCGATGCCTATTACAGACCAAATAGAAAAGACAGACTACTGGAGAACGGTAGCACAAGGAACTCCAGGAGAGAATGGTCGTGGTGGATACATGCGCCAAGCTATGAATATAGATGGACAAGGACAACCAACTAACGGATTTCAGGACTTCTCGTTAATTAGCGTGAGATATTAATGGCTCGTTTTGTTGACATACAAACCAACTTTACTTCAGGCGAGCTAGACCCACTTGTTAGATCAAGAGTGGATATTGACTCTTATAACAATGGACTAGAAACTGCTAGGAATGTGATATGCCAACCGCAAGGTGGTGTTACCCGCAGACCTGGAACTAAATTTATTAATGAATTAGCTGGCACTCCAGCAGATGGGCTTCGCCTAGTTTCTTTTGAGTTTTCAGTTACAGACAGTTATATGCTTTGTTTTACTGACGACACAATGTATGTATATAAAAATAAAGCTTTAGTTCATACAGAAACAGGTACAGGCATTGGAAGTGCTTACTTATCTAATATGTGTTGGACACAATCTGCTGACACATTAATATTAGTGCATGAGGACTTAGCTCCTAGAAAGATAGTTCGTGGCGTATCTGATGCGGATTGGACTGTTAGCACCATAGCATTTGGCTCTATTCCTAATTATGCATTTACATTAGCTATATTTGATACGTCATCTGCTGGAACTTTAACTCCTAGTGAGGTAACTGGTAAAGTTACTCTAACATCAGTTGGCGCTGTATTTGTGGCGGGTCATGTAGGGCAATATATTAATGTAACCCCACAAGGGCGAGCAAGAATTGTTGAGGTAACATCAACTACAGTGGTTAATGTTGTTACTGAGTTTCCATTCTTTGATACGTCAGCAGTTGCTAACGCTGATTGGGAATTAGAAACTGGATATGAAGATGTGTGGTCTGTTGGTAAAGGATGGCCTAGAACAGTTACATTCCATCAAGGGCGACTATATTTTGGTGGTAGTAAGTCAAGACCTTCTACTATATGGGGATCTAAAGTTGGTTTATTTTTTGATTTTGAGCCAGTAGAAGCTTTAGACGATGATGCTGTAGAAGCAACGCTAGACACTAATACCTTTAATGCTATTACCGACATTATATCTGGACGTGATTTACAAATATTTACCACTGGTGGAGAATTCGCTGTTTCTCAAGAAGGCTTAGTTGCAATAACTCCATCTAACTTCTTCCTAAGTACGACCTCTCGCAGTGGTTCAAAAGAAGGAATACGAGTACAGCAATTAGAATCAGGTATATTATTTGTACAAAGACAAGGTAAAGCTTTATCAGAGATTGCTTATTCTGATGCCACCTTATCTTATGAGAGTTCTAAAGTATCATTATTAAGTGGGCATTTACTAAAGAATCCATCCAATATGGATATTAGGCGTGCCGTAGCTACAGATGAAAATGATTTATTATTACTAACAAATGAGACAGACGGATCGATTACTGCTTACTCTTTACTTCGATCACAGAACGTTATAGCCCCAACCGAGTTTACCACCACAGGATCTTTTCTTGATGTTGGGGTAGACATTACTGACATTTATACTGTTGTTTCTAGGGATGACGATGAGGTTACTAAATATTACCTTGAAGTGTTTGATAGTGATTCTTTAACAGATTGTGGTGTTGTAGGCACAACCTCAGCAACAGCCGATATGTCTCATTTAGTTGGAGCGACTGTAAATTGTATTTCTGACGGCTATGTTGAGCTTGACCAAGTAGTCGGTGCCGGAGGAACAGTAACTTTTGTTAATCCACCAACAGTAAGTTCCGAGTGTGGCTTACCAATATCTGTTGAGATTAAGACTATGCCAACAGAAGTGAAGATGCAATCAGGAACAAGAATTGGATTTAGAAAACGTATTGTTGAGGTCAATGCCTTGCTATACAAAACGCAGAATATTGTAATAAATAATAATTTAGTTCCTATTAGGTCGCTAGGGACGGAAGCATTAGATGAGTCTGTTCCTGAGTTTACAGGAATGAAGACGTTGCATGGTATACTTGGGTATAGTAATAATGGTCAAATAACGGTAACACAAAGTTCTCCGTTAAAACTAACATTACTAGGTCTGGAATATAAAGTATCAGTTAATCAAGGGACATAGGATATGGGTTTACCAGTAGCAGTACCAGCAGCAACTAGTGCCTTTGGTGGAGCAATGGCAGCAAGTACAGCGATGACGCCAGCTTTATTAAGTGCAGCGGCAGTCGCGGCACCTATGGCTGCGGTAGGTTCTTTTTCTCCTGCATTAATTGGTGGTGGAGGAGGAGCAGGCTTCTTTGGGTCGCTATCTAGCGTGTATAATGCTGTTAAGCCATTTACTAGCCTAATTTCAGCAGGAACATCTGTCCTACAGGGGATAGGAGCTTTACAGCAAGGTCAAGCAATGAAGCAACAATATAAAATGCAGGCTTTGCAAATTGAATCACAAAATGAAATTAATAGATTAAATTGGATTACAGATGCTAATGAGAGAACTAGGCGAATAATGGCGGTAAATGCCAGTGCTATTGCATCTGGTTACGCAAGAGGCGTTAGTGGGTTAGATGGCTCTGTTAAGTTACTAACACAAACTAATGAGAAAGATTATTTACGTGATATACAAAGAGCAGAGTTTAACCAAGACTCATTAGACAATTTTGCGTCTGCTGAAGCTTCCTTATTAAGAACCGCCGGAGATGTTGCGGTAAGTGGCTCAAAGTTTGAAGCCTTAGGTTATGTTGGAAGTGCATACAAACTATTTGAAGAATCAAAGGTAGGCGTCTAATATGGCTCAGCTCCCAAGATATAAAGCAACCAACACAGCATTTAAAGGTATGCCAAGTCTTACTACTGCGGCTACTTCACAACAGATTGCTTCCAATGAACGTGTTACTGGGTTTTTAAATGACGCTCAAAAGTATTTGCAGAAAGAAGCCAATAAGTATGCACAAGACACAGCTATTGAGGAGGCTATACGCAATCCCGTAACCAAAGAGCAACTTGACCAGGCACGCAATACTGGTGGAAATCCTATTGAAAGGTTTTTGAGTGGGGGAACAGTATATAACGAAGCTATTACTAAAGTATTAGGTCAGCAGATTGCTGGTGAACTAAACATTGAATTACAGAAGTATCAGAATGATATTTTAGAAGAAGTCCGTTTAGGTAGGATTGAATCTACTGAAGAAATGCTTGGGAAGTTAAAAGAGCCAATACAAGCTCAAGTAGAGTTCTTTAATGGTATCGACCCAGAGATGGCTGTCCAATATGGAGCTAATGCAGCTCTATCAGCAAGAAACAAATATCTGCAAGGCGATGTAATCTTCAAAGAAAGAAAAGAACAGGTTGCTTATGCTAATGGGGTTACAACCATTGAAAATAACGTTAATGATTATAACAATTATTTAAATGCATACCCTGACGCTACTGTAGAGCAAAAGCGTATATATAAAGACACGATAACCAAGGTAGCAACTGACACTTCTTTGAGTATGAGTAGGAAGCAGTCGAATCTAAGGGAAGTATTAGACACAAAACTCTTAGCTATAGAAGATGAACACGTTGCACGAGATATTGCTGCTACATACAAAGGTAGCGAGATTAATGAAGTATTACAAGCTCTTCCTAAAGATAAATCTAACGATTCAACCTATTTTAATAGCAAGAATATATTGGAGCAAGATAAATTTATTAGTCGTATTAGTAATTACCTTCAAATTGAAAATGCCGGGTTAAAACAACAACAGAGAGAGGTTAGGGCTAATATAATAGATGGGGAATCATATATTAAAGTTTTACAGCCAATTCCTCAGGAGTTACAAGATAAAATTAACAGAGACATTGACCGGGATTCAGAAGAGTATAGGGGGTGGAAAACATTAGAAACATTTTCTAATAACATTGATCTGTATAATAATACGCCATATACTGAAGTGGTAGCCAGTTACAATGATATGGCTAAAGATATGCAAGATACAACAAAAGTAAAGTCTCCTGAAGATAATAGGACTTTTGGTTTGTTTACTAAGTATATTCAATCTGTCAGTAGCCAATTAAAAGAAGACCCCGTAAGGACTATGACGGGAAGAGCTGGTGTTTATGAGCCTTTAGATATGTCTAACCCAGAGGTGTTAGCCGGGCAAGTACAAAAAAGAAAAAATCAATTAGGAATTTATGGCCCATTATATGGTTTAAGTGAGGAGCAGTATACTGGAGCTATTATGACTGAACAAGAAGTTAATGGCTTTGTAACAACATATATGAATGGTGATGGGAAGACTAGAGTAGCTATGTTACAACTAATAGATCAAGGGTTTGGAGATGCTAACTCACAAGCCTTGTTACAGTTAGTTGGTGGTGGCTTACCGACGACAGCAGAGCTATCATCTTACTTTAATAACCCTCTAATTACTGAAAGATTTTTAAGTTTTGATGAGCCAGAAGAGCAAGAAAGATTAAATAAAGTAGCTGGGTTAAAAGGCACAAGCTATAAGGAAGTATCAAGGGCTGTAGCAATTAAATTACAATCTTTTTCTGAGGTTGTTATGATGCAAAACCCATTAAATAAGAGTGCGGCAACTGAAAAAATGGACAGCATCTATGATGCCTTAACTTATTATTCTCTTAACGAGCTGCAATCAGGCAAATCTCAATCTCAAGCTATTAATGAGGCTACCAAGTTAATCACTGACACTTTTCAGTTACAAGACACTTACTTTATTCCCACCATTTATAATGGAACAGCGATAGATCCTGATCAAGTTGCTTATAAAGCCTCAAGAATACAAGACATTTATTTATCAGACTTTAATGCCGTTCCTTTTGGTTCGTTTCTTGATATTGCTGATGAAGAAGAGCGTGCATTAGAGTTTAGAACTCAAATGATAGAAAATGGTGAATGGAAAAATACTGCTGATGGGACTGGATTAGTTTTTGGTATTGTTTTATTTGGTGGAGAATTTGGTGAAGTACAAAACGCTGAAGGTAAGAAATTAACTTTTAAATTTAATGACACAGATTTAGTTGTCCCAACTACAGATACAGATATAACTGCACCAGAAGGTGAAACTAGATTAGAGCGTATGGGTCGTGAAAAAAATGCAAGATTAAAAGCTACAATGACAAAAAAACAACTTGAGAAGCGATTTGGCAAATCCAAACGATAAGGAACAAATATGGCTCAATTAGGATTTGGTCTCGGCGTAAGTAGCACAGCAATGGAGTCTGGCTATGATCAGTATGCTCAATCTTTTGGTGATTCTATGGGAGCTATGGCTGAGGAAACTTGGGCAAGAAATCCTTTATCATCAACCGCTGATCTTATAGGGCTAAGAGCTGCAGCATTAAAAGAAGATAGTCCTTTAATTCCAAAAGAAGATTTAAACAACCAATATTCAGATTTAGGATTATCTTTCGAAGAGGATGAACGCCAATCTGTTGTTGATATTATTGTAGAAGAAAAGCAAGCTGAAAGAGAAAGGCAAAGTATTATGGCTAGAGGCCCACAAGGTATAGGAGTAAGTGTTGCTAATTTTGGTGTAGGTTTAGGTATAAGTATGTTAGACCCTATAAATTTAGCGTCAGCTTTTATTCCAGTTGTTGGACAGGCTCGTATGGCTCAAATGGTTGCAAGACAAGGTTTTGGTAGAGCAAGATTAATTAAAGGTATAAAAGAAGGTGCTGTAGGTGCAGCCGTTGTTGAGCCAGTTGTAGTTTGGGCAGCGAGTGATTTGCAAGCTGACTATGGATTATTAGATAGTTTTTTAAATATTACCTTTGGGTCTATTCTTGGGGGTGGTCTTCATGTTGGTGCTGGTAAGTTAAAAGATTATAGCCTTAATAAACAGTTTAAGATGAGGCAACGAACAGCTAGAAAGAATTTAGATGAAGCTATAGGAGAAGTTGAGGCTAGTAAATATAGAGATGCGGAAATAAATCTTTATGCAGAATATTACCCAGAAGACTCTGCTGTGATGAGGGACTTAGAAAAAACAAGCCCTAAAACAAGAGTGGCTTTGTTAGAAAAATCTTTAAATGATTTACTATTAGAAAAACGAGTAGATGTTTCTCCTATTGTAGATGCAGATCCTATACTAAGGCAATCATCAGACACTTCTGCAAAACCTACCAATAGAGTCAGTCAGGAAAGCACATCAGCAGAGCAAGATACAAGTACAGCTGTTAACAATACGGTCAACAAACAAGACGGTGATTTTGATACAGAAATAGAAAGTTTAACCACAAGATTGCAAGAAAAAAGAGAGTCAAGCCCAACGTTAAGGTTTGATGAAAATGAAGCAGAGATAAAGTTAGCGACAGAAGAACTAGATGAGGCTAATGCAAAGTCTGCTGAAATGGATTTAGCAGTAAAAGATGCAATTAATTGTATGAATGGAAGGTAATTATGTCTAGAAAATGTTTACTAAGAGTAGAAAAGCTATTAAATAAATCTTCTATTGGTTTTGTCAAAAGAGATGAAATTATCAATCAAATCAAGATTGCTCAAGCTGAGCTAAAGCTGAACAGTATTGATGAAATTAATGTTGATAAAATCTCTCAAGACGTACAAGCGCAAATTATTTTACAAAGAAGAATTAACAAAAGAAATGCTATAGAAGATGAGATAAAGGGTAGGGCCTTGGTTGATTATGTTTTAGATGAGTTCCCTAAAAACCCACAAGAAGGCTTAATTTCAATTTTAGTAGGGTCTACCGATCAGAAGAAAGGAGCAAGAGCTTCAGTGGCTGTTCAGCAACATGCAGCCGTTAACCAATTAGTTAATGGATTCCCAGCTAGATTAAAAGAAGCTGGCGTAGAGAAGCTGTTTGCTGATGCTGACCAAAATACACAAAGAAGAATTACTAGAACTATGTATGAGTTAGCACAACAACCAACTAAAGCCGAGGCGGAAACAGGAATTAAACCTGTGATTACGGAAAAAAATCCAGAGATAGTCAAATTAGCAACGCTTATGCATGAGTATTCTGAAATGGTTAGAATGAAATTAAATGATCGAGGTGCTAATATTGGTAAGCTTTGGGGTTATGTTGTTAGGCAATCACATGATCCATATTTAGTGCGAGACGCTGCTAACAGATTAGGAAAAACAGACGTATCAACTGATTCTAAGTTAGCTAACAATTATGATCAAAATTACAATAAAAACTTTAGCGCATGGAGAGACTTTGTCATTGACAAGATAGACAAAGATAGAACATTTGCTGACGTAGAAAACATAGATGAGTTTATGTTGTTTGTGTATAACTCTTTAATAAAAAATGAAAACTTAAAGTCTGATGGGGCTGAGTTTAGTTACGGAGCAAGACCAGCAAAAAATGCCGCTAAGTCAGCACAGATGAAAAGGGTATTGCATTTTAAAGACGCTGATAATTGGTTTGATTATAACGAAATGTTTGGAGTAGGAAATCTTAATGAATCATTTTTTTCTGGATTAACTACTGCTGGTCGTAATATAGGTATTATAGATACATTAGGTACAAAGCCGGCAGCTAACTTTGAAAAAATAAGAAAAGCCGTTGCAACTCGACTAACACAAGAAGGTAGAGACTCTGCGAAAGTATCAAGTAGGCAATATGAAAAATATATGGCTGTTGTAGATGGGAGTATTTATTCAGTAGAAAATTTTGCTGTAGCGAAATGGTCAGCTATTGCTCGTACTGTTGCTAGTACAGCGAAGTTAGGTGGAGCAGTTATTAGTGCTGTGTCTGATTTAGCTCAATACGGAGGGGAGATGAGGTATCAAGGAAGGTCTTTTCTTGGTGGAATGTTTGAAGGATTGTCATCTATATTTAGACTGAAAAATTCTAAGGACAAGAAAGAAATAGCTGAAGCTTTAGGCTTCATGGCAGATAATACTATATATGATATCTCTGGTAGGTTCCAGGTGGGAGATAATTTATCAAAAGGATGGACTAATATGCAAAGAACATTCTTTAAATACAACTTACTTTCTTGGTGGACAAACACACTAAAAGAAGGCTCAATGCTTGGTATGGCTAATTACTTTGCTAAACAAAAAAACATAGAATTTAATAGCTTAAACCCGGGGCTTAAAAACTTATTCAATACTTATAATATTGACTCTACAAGATGGAACGTTATTAGATCAGTTGCTATGGAAAAAGCATCTGATGGTACAGAGTTTATCAATATTAAGTTATTAGATCAAATTACAGACCCACAAGCTAAATTAATTTCTGGACTAGACAATGCTAGTAAGCGCGAGATAAGAGTTATTAAAGATAAATTTAAATCGTCTGTATCTGGTATGTTATTAGACAGATCTATTTATGCTGTAATTGAGCCTGATGCAAGAATTAAAGCAAAGATGACGCAAGGTTACCTTGCAGGGACAGGGATGGGAGAGGCTATACGATTTATTGGTCAGTTTAAAGCATTCCCAATGTCTATTGTTTATAAAACCTTATCAAGAGAGGCTTCTTTTTGGCGAGCGGGAAATAAAGCTAGAGCAATAAGTGGAGTAGCTTCTATTGTCGTAACATCTTGGTTCTTAGGTTATATTGCTATGACGGCTAAAGATTTGCTAAAAGGAAGATCACCTAGGGACCCGACAAAGAAGGAGACACTTATAGCTGCATTTTTACAGGGTGGAGGTTTGGGCATTTATGGTGATGTATTATTTCAAGAAACAAGAACGGGGGGAGACATTGCTGCTAGTTTATTAGGTCCAGTGCCTCTGACTGGATTTGATTTATTTCAAGCCATGAAGCATGGAATTTTTGATCAAGATATAGATAAGGTGGGGCGACAGCTATATAAATCTGTGTCAACAAATATCCCTTATCTGAATTTATTTTATACTAAAACTGCTTTTGATTATTTAATAGGGTATCAACTTATGGAGACTATGAACCCTGGTGTACTACAAAGGATGGAAAAAAGAGCAGAAAAGGAATACAACCAAGACTTTATTTTTACAAAACCGTCTGAGATAAACCAAGGATTTTAACGCATAACAGATATCATTTAATTGATATTAAGTACAAACTAAGATAAACTAGGTAGAGGATTAAATTATGGCAATTGACATTTCAGCACAAACAAGACGAGTCGTCTATACCGGGTCAGCAGGTGTAGGACCGTATGCGTTTGCATTCAACATACTAGTTAATACAGACATTGCTGTCTATTTTAATACCACAGAGTTAACTTTAACTACAGATTATAGTGTATCCATTAGTGCTGACGGGACAGGTAGTGTTACTTTAGTTGTTAATCCAGGTGGAAATATTCCAGCTACTCCAGATGCAGATGATCGAGTTACTCTTGTTGGTGATCGTACTATACAACGTACTACCGACTTTACAACAGGTGGCCCACTCTTTGCTACATCGCTAAACGATGAGCTTGATAGCCTTACTATCTTTACCCAACAAAACCTAGAACAATCTAATAGATCATTACGTGCGCCTAACACTGACCCTACTACCATTAACATGGAGTTGCCTAATAACACAACTCGTGCTAACAAGACACTAGCCTTTGATGCTGATGGTAATCCAGTCATTGGTGAGTTGATTGGTGACTGGACAGGAAACTGGGCTGCAGCGACAGTTTATAACAAACGTGATTTAATCAAAGATACCAGTAACAGTAATGTATATATATGTATTGTTGCTCATACATCTTCTGGTGCGCAACCAATATCTACTAATACTGACGTAGCTAAATGGGCTTTGGTGGTAGATGCAGCAGCAGCAGGAGCAGCACAAGCAGCCGCAGAAGCAGCACAAGCAGCGGCTGAAACAGCAGAAACCAATGCAGAGACAGCAGAAACCAATGCAGAGACAGCACAGACTGCAGCAGAAACCGCGGAAACTAATGCAGAAACTGCGGAAACTAATGCAGAAACTGCGGAAACAAACGCTGCTACGTCAGAAACAAACGCTGCAACCTCAGAAACAAACGCTGCTACATCCGAAACTAATGCGGCGACATCAGAAACCAACGCAGCTACATCAGAAACCAACGCAGCTACATCAGCAAGTAATGCTTCAACATCTGCAAGTACAGCTACTACTCAAGCATCAAATGCAAGTACATCAGCAAGTAACGCAAGTACAAGTGAAACAAATGCTGGAACTTCTGAAACTAATGCTGGAACTTCTGCTTCTAATGCCTCTACTTCTGCTTCCAATGCTAGTACATCTGAAACTAATGCCTCTACTTCTGCTACAGAAGCTGCAGCCTCTGCTGACGCTTTTGATGATGTTTATTTAGGTTCTAAATCTTCTGATCCAACTACAGATAATGATGGTGATGCTTTAGCTGCTGGTATGCTTTATTATAATACTACTTCAAATATTATGCGTATTTATAGTGGTAGTGCATGGGAAAACGTAGCTGTAAGTACAAGTGGTTTTGCAACTTTAGCTGGAGTAGAAACTCTTACAAACAAAACTTTAACTTCACCTAAAATAAATGAAGATGTAGCTGTAACTTCTACTGCAACAGAACTAAATTTATTAGATGGTGTTAGTGGATTAGTTCAAGCTGACTTTACTAAACTTGCTGCTGTAGATTCTACTGCTGCAGAATTAAATACATTAGATGGATTAAGCAGAGGAAGTATTATTTATGGTAATGCTAGTGCTGCTACAGCAATTTTAACTAAAGGTACGGCAGATCAAGTATTAACATCAGATGGAACTGATATATCTTGGGGTGATGCTTCTTCTGGAAGTATAGCATATGGATTATTTTCTAAAATTGACCCAACAGTTGTTGCTTGGGATAAAACAGGTGCTTTCACAATGGAGACTAACACAGGATTATACATTGAAGTTAATGGTGATGTTAAAACTATAGCTTCAGCAACTT